AACCCGCGGAAGAACGACGCCGCCGTAGCAGCGGTCCGCGAGAGCATACGGCAGTGCGGATATATAGCGCCGATCATCGTAGACGAGGAAGGCGTAGTACTCGCAGGACATACCAGGTTAAAAGCGCTTAAGGCGGAAGGCGTAAAGAGCGCCCAGGTCGCAGTAGTGGAAGGCCTTACGGAGGAGCAGAAGCGTAAGTACCGGCTTCTGGACAATAAGACCGCGGAGCTCGCGGAGTGGGATATGGAGCTTTTAAGCGCAGAGCTTGAGGGCCTGGACTTCGGCGGCTTTGACTTCGGCTTTGATGATATCGTGGAAGAGATGGAAGATCCGGAGGCGGAAGAAGACGGCTACGAGCCGGAACTCCCGAAGGATCCAGTAAGCAGAGAAGGCGACGTATGGGCCTTAGGCAGCCACCGCGTACTCTGCGGAGACAGCACGGACGCCCTGGCCTTACAGCAGTTTTTAGGCGATAAGACCGCAGACCTTCTGCTTACGGATCCGCCTTATAACGTAGACTACAGCAGCAAGAACGAATTTTTATCGACCTTCGATAAAATGAACAGGATCCAGAAGGATATAGCTAACGATACCTTTAGCACGGCCGACGGCTTTAGGGCCTTCTTAGAGCAGGCCTTTACAGCCGCTGCCGGCGTTCTTAAAGAGGGGGGGGCGTTCTATATATGGCACGCTTCCAGCCAGGCGGTAAACGTAGCGGAGGCTATAAAAGAGACGGGCTGGGAGATCCGGCAGCAGCTTATCTGGCGTAAGAATATGTTTGTTTTAGGCCGGCAGGACTACCAGTGGATCCACGAGCCCTGCTATTATGGATGGACACCCGGAGCAGCGCATTATTTCATAAAAGATCACGGCCAGACGACCGTATACAGCGACGCGGCAGAGCTACAGCCGAAGAAGATGTTAAAAGCGGACTTAGTTAAGGCACTTGAGGATATCCTGGCGCAGCAGCCGCCTGTTACCGTTATAGACGAGGATAAGCCGCAGGTAAACGCTTTACACCCGACTATGAAGCCGCTAAAGCTTATGGGCCGGCTTATAAGGAATAGCACCCGGCCAGGAGAGCTCGTCCTGGATCCCTTCGGAGGATCAGGCAGCACGCTAATGGCCGCGGAGCAGTTAGGAAGGATCTGCTACACCGTAGAGCTAGACCCGGCATACGTAGACGTAATAGTAGACCGCTGGGAGCAGTTTACGGGCCGGAAGGCGAAGCTTATAAGGAGGTAAAGATGGCCAGAGAAGACAATCTGGACATTATAAAAACTTCAGAACAGGCGAAGGCTAAGGGCGCGCGAGGCGGCAAAGCGAGCGGCGAAACAAAGCGGCAGCGTAAGAACTTCCAGGCCGCAGCGGAGGCGATCCTCGGCATGGGCACGAAGGCAGGAACGCTTTACAGTACCGACGAGATCGTAAACCTCGGGACGCTTATAGGGAAGAATATAACCGTCCAGGAGGCAATTATTATAGCGCAAGTACAGCGAGCTCTTAAGGGCGATATACGCGCTGCGGAGTTTGTACGAGACTCTGCCGGCCAGAAGCCCGTAGAGCGTAGCGACGTAGCCCTGGACCTTCCTATTATCTTCGCAGGGGAGGCCGAGCTTGAGGACTAAAGACCTTTATAAACGGGTATATCTTCCGGAGTTAGTAGGCAAGGGCTACAAAGCCTTCTGGAATTATAAAGGCCGCTACCGGGTAGTAAAGGGATCCAGAGGCAGTAAAAAAAGTAAGACGATGGCCTTATGGACCGTATACAGCCTTATGAAGTACCCGGAGGCTAATATGCTCGTAATACGCCGGACCGGCGCGAGTCTTAAGACGAGTTGCTACACGGAGATCGAATGGGCTATAAATCGCTTAGGCGTAGCCAGGCTTTGGAAGATGACCGTGGCGCCGCTTGAGGCTACCTACATACCGACCGGACAAAAGATATATTTTAGAGGGCTTGACGAGCCCTTAAAGCTTACCTCTATAGCCGTAAAGACGGGCACGCTCTGCTGGCTTTGGATAGAGGAGGCCTACGAGATCAGATCCGAAGCGGACTTTGATACGATAGACGAAGTTATACGAGGAGCGACGGCATCCGGAGTATTTAAGCAGGCAACGCTGACCTTTAACCCGTGGAACTCGAAACACTGGTTAAAGCGGCGTTTTTTTGATACGGAGGACTCGGACGTTTTAGCCCTTACGACCACGTACGAGTGCAACGAATGGCTAGACGAGCAGGACCTTAAGCTCTTCGAGCGCATGAAGGAGCGGAACCCGCGCAGGTACCGGGTGGCCGGCTTAGGAGACTGGGGCATAGTAGAGGGCCTCGTATACGAGAATATACGCGAGTACGATTATACGCTCGAGGAGATCCGGAACCGCTACAACCTTACGACGATCTGCGGACTTGACTTCGGATATACGAACGATCCGACCGCTTACGTTATAGCCTTTATAGATCAGATCAATAAACGACTTTTTATCTGGGACGAGATCTACGAGAAGGGCCTTAGTAATAGGGCGATATACGACAGGATCGTAACAAAGGGCTACGCGAAGGAGCGAGTAGTCGGGGATAGCGCGGAGCCTAAAAGCATAGACGAGCTGGCTAGCTACGGGCTTAGGATCATACCGGCAGTAAAAGGTCCGGACAGCATTATGCACGGGATCCAGTATTTACAGGACTTCGAGATCCTAGTACACCCGCGCTGCCAAAACTTTTTACTTGAGGCAGAGAACTACACCTGGCAGACCGATAAGACCGGCAGCCAGATAAACAGACCTATAGACGACTTTAACCACTTACTGGATGCGCTGCGCTACGCCGTAGAGGGCTTAAGCCGCGGCGGAAGCATACAGCTTTTTACAGGAGGCTTATAACGATGATACGAGTAGCAGCGGGCACGGAGATGACCGTAGAGCTTTTAAGTAAGCTTATAGAGAAGCATAAAACGGAAGTCTTTAATATATACCAGCCGTTAAGCGACGCTTACGAGAATAAGTATAAAGTATTCTACCAACCGCCTAAGCCGGAGTTTAAGCCGGATAACAGGCTCGCCGTAAACTTTGCCCGGTATATGGTCGATACTATGACCGGCTTTTTTATGGGTATACCCGTAGTAACGACGAGCACGGACGAGGCAGCAGCGGAGGCGCTTAAGGCCTGGAATGCTTATAACTTTACGGAGGACCTTAACGCGGAGCTTAGTAAGATAAGCGACATTTACGGGCTTGCCTACGAGATGTACTACGTAGATGAGGTTAACCAGATCTGCGCGATCGCGCAGACGCCGGAGCAGGCCTTTATAGTTTACGACGACTCCGTACTCGAGCGGCCCGTATTTTTCGTACGCTACTATCAGGACGCGGAAGGTAACGTAGTAGGCAGCTATAGCGACGAGGCTTATATTTATCACTTCCGGCTGACCGGAGGCGCATATAGGATAGACAGCGACGTATACGCGCACGGCTTCGACGGAGTACCGGCGAACGAGTACCGCGAGAATACGGAGCGTATGGGCCTGTACTCTTCCTTAATGCCGCTTTTCGACGAGTATAATAAAGCTATATCAGAAAAGGCTAACGACGTAGACTACTTCGCAGACGCGTATCTTAAGATCCTGGGCGTAAAGCTTGACGAGCAGACGCTGCAGGCTATACGCGATAAACGAATTATCAACTATGAGGGCATAGGCACAAATAGCCAGCTTGAAGTAGAGTTTTTACAGAAGCCGAACGCCGATACGACGCAGGAGAACCTCCTGGACCGCTTAGAGCGTTTGATCTTCAGCGTAGGCATGGTCGCAAACATAAATGACGAAAACTTCGGTACGGCTTCCGGCATAGCGATCCGGTACAGGCTCTGGGCCATGAGCGCCCTGGCGAAGACTAAGCAGAACAAATTTATAGCCGGCTTTAACCGCAGGTATAGGCTTATCTTTAGCCACGCTTCAGCACCGGAGAACTTAAGGAACGCCTGGACTACTATAGACTACATATTTACGCTTAATTATCCGGCTAACCTTCTGGAAGAGACGGAGATCGCGAAGAACTTAGCCGGGATCACTTCAGAGGCTACACAGCTTAGCGTGCTTAGCATAGTAGGCGACGTAGACGCGGAGCTCGAGAAGAAGGCGGACGAGACCGCAGCAGATACTCTGGGCTTTGAGGTGGGCTAATGGACAGCCTGGAATACTGGAGAGCCAGAGAAGAGGCCGCGCTTGAGCTTTATCTCCGGACCGACGAAGAGATCCAGCGCCGGATCCACGAGCTTTACGTATATCTTTATGATGAGCTGACTAAGCAGATCAACGGCTTTTACCAGCGCTACGCTACAGCCGAAGGCATAACGATGGCGGAGGCGATGGAGCGCGTAAGTAAGATGGACGTGCAGGCCTTCCAGACGAAGGCTAAAAAGTACGTTGAAGAGAAGGACTTTTCTAAGCAGGCCAACGAAGAGCTTAGGCTATATAACGCTACTATGAAGATCAACAGGCTCGAGCTTCTTAAGGCGCAGATGGGCTTAGAGATGGTCGACACCTTTAACGACCTGGAGAACCTCCTCGGGGACGCGCTTAATGACAGGGCCATAGACGAGCTTAGAAGGCAGGCCGGCATTTTAGGCTTTTCCGTAACGGGTAACGAACGCTGGGCCCGGGAGATCGTAAACGCGAGCTTCCATAACGCCACCTGGAGCCAGCGGATCTGGATGTACCAGACGGATCTTAAAAACGAGTTATCGATGCTTCTTACTAACGGCCTTATACAGGGGCAGAACCCGCGAGAGTTAGCGCCGCACCTGGCCCGGCTTTTTGGCGTATCACAGAGCGACGCGCTCCGGCTTATGCGGACAGAGATGGCCAGGGTCCAGGAAGACGCGCAGAAGCGCAGCTATCAGGAGGCAGATATAGAGCAGTTTATCTTTATTGCGACGGAGGACGCAAAGACCTGCGAGATCTGCGGAGTGATGGACGGGGAAGTCTTCGAGGTTAAGAAGATGATGCCGGGAGAGAACTGCGCGCCCATGCACCCGAATTGTAGATGCAGCACCGCGGCGTATGTGGATCGCGCAGCCGTAGAGCGGGAGGTGTTCGGAGAAGATTTATATACTGCCGATTTAAATGACTTGATTTATGGGGCTAAAGAAGATAAAATAATAAGCGGGGCTGTTACAGGAGCGCGTAATCCGTATGGCGCGGCTGCTATGGCTCATGCGGAAAGAGAGTATGGTCTTATCCGTAAAATGAGTACAGATGTAAAGCGTATAGCCAAGGCCACCGGTTACCCTGAAAATGTTATACAGCAAATAAAGAATTATTTGTTTATAGATGAACACGACTTAGGCGGAGGCGTTATAAAGAGATTTGATCCAGATTATATGATTGCACAAAGCGGGCAAAGACTTTATGAAGGGCACCCAGAAAAGCACGATTTAATCTTACTGCAACATGAAATTATGGAGCGCGAGTTAATAGCGCAGGGGCTTACTCAAGACGAGGCCCATATTAAAGCCTCACAACGTTATAATTATCAGGAGGCGGCGAAGGCGTTTTATGATCAAATTAAAAAATATCGTAAGGAATGATAATATAAGTTATTGCGATATATACCCTGAAGACAGCAGCAAGGCAGGAAAGCTTAAAATCGATAACCTTAGCGGCGAAGTTTTAGACTATGAGCTGCCTGAAGGATATGAGCATTGCATAAATCATGTTAATCACGCTCGTTATTGTTTAGTAAATCTAGCAAAACAAAACAGCGAGGTAAAGAATACCATTTCGGTTTGGTATTAAAAGCATCCCCACGAGAGGGATGCTTTTTTAATGCTTGCAGCGCGGGCGATACGTAGCACTCGCGAAACCGGAGGACGGAACCGACCGAAGCCGGGAGGCGGGAGAGTAGCACGGGCCGGCCTCCGGCCGCATATATTGAGAACTAAAGCACCTTAATGGGTGCTTTTTTATGCGTAAAAACAAACAGCCACCAGAGGGCCGTCCCTGATGGCTGCTGTCTATATTTGTTTACCCTATGAGCCTTGCAGGCTTTCGCCGTACTTGACGGCCCAAGCACTTCTATGGGGCTCTGCATCACTTTAGCAGTTATAGTTCTGCTATTGCCTGATTGCTGAATTTGATTAGCGGGATTCTTACCAAGGTGAGTATTATTCTGAGCAGTAGTGTTCAGCTACCCTCACGGAAATACAAAAACCCCTGGTTTAAAGTGATAGCGCACTTGGTTACGCCTTGGCAAGAAGCAATCCACTATTCTAAGGGAGCAGGCAAAGTCAAAAGGTTGGTCATAATAACCGCCTCCTTTCAATGCCTAAAGGCATAACAGAACAATAACATAAAACGCGGAACTTTAGCAACAAAGCACCTTAAGGGGTGCTTTTTTATTGCCCAGGCGTGGAAGGCGTAAAAAGCTACGGAAGACCGGTCCAGGCGTGGAGGACCCTAAAAGCTACGGAAGATCACAGTCGGGCCGGACTATAAACGGGGAGGATTATTTATGGCAGAAGTTAACACGGCCACAGCAGCAGGAGCAGCTGCAGAGATCAACGCAACGACGGCAGACGCAACAGTAAAGACTGCGCCGGAGCCGGAGAAGGGAGAGAAGACTTACACCGCGGAGGAGGTCGACAAGATCATCGGCGCGAAGTTTGCCAGATGGCAGGCGGAGCAGGAGAAGAAGATCGCGGAGGCGGAGAAGCTCGCCCAGATGAATGAGGCGGAAAAGACGAAGTACGAGAAGGAGCAGCTCGAAAAGGAGCTCGCCCAGCTTAAGGCAGAGCAGAACCACAGCGCCATGATAAAGCAGGCGCGCGGCATGCTTAAAGAGCAGGGCGTAACGCTTCCGGACGAGGTCCTCGACGTACTAGTAACATCAGACGATGCAGCGAAGACTAAAGCAACGGTCGAAGCTTTTAGCCAGGCGTATAAAGACGCCGTAGCTAAAGGCGTAGCAGACAGTTTACACACAGGCACGCCTAAGACGGGTACAGCGCCAAAAATGACCATGGACGAGATCCAAAAAATAAAGGATCCGATAGAACGACAGAAGCTTATAGAAGCAAATATTATAAGGAGGAACTAAACGATGGCAGTTGATACTAAAATCGTAACAAGCTCAGATCTGGCACCGGCTATCTCTATAGACCTTGCCAGCAATTTTACACGAAACATTAGATCCCTTCAGGAGATCCTCGGGATCACGACAATGCAGCCGATGGCAGTAGGAACCGTAGCAAAGCAGTACAAGCTTACAGCGGGCACGCTTAACGCGCAGAGCGCAGAAGGCGATGTTATCCCGCTTACAGACGTAAGCAGGCAGCTCGTGAATACGATCAATCTCGTGCTTAAGGCGTACAGGAAGCAGACGACCGCGCAGGCGATCCAGTCAGTAGGCAGTCAGATAGCGATTAACGATACTGACGCTGCAGTAATAAGCAAAGTACAGGCAGCTATTAAAACGGCCTTCTTTACTAGCCTCGCAACCGGTATTGGTACAGTATCAGGCGCAGGCCTTCAGGCTGCACTCGCGAACGCATGGAACGCTATGAAAGTATACTACGCAGACTTTGACGCTTCTCCCGTATACTTTGTGAGCCCTGCCGATATAGCAACATACCTCGGCAGCGCTACGATCTCCATGCAAACAGCCTTCGGCATGTCATACGTTGAGGACTTCCTGGGCTTAGGTACTGTAATTATTGCGCCGTCACTTCAGGCCGGAACCTTCTACGCTACAGCTAAGGAAAACCTTAGAGGCGTATATATTCCTGCTACAGGCGGCGACGTAGCCCGCGAGTTTGGCCTTAACGGAGACGAGACCGGCCTCGTAGGCTTTACGCACCACGTAAAGACCGATAACGCCGCGATCGATACTCTTATTATGACAGGCGTAACCTTCTTCCCGGAGATGCTTGATGGCGTATTTGTAGGTACGATCTCAAACCCTTCGTAAGCCCGACGGTCGCTCCGGAAGAGCAGAATGCTAGTCTCTTCGGAGTACCCGTGAGCTCTATGCAGACAGGGCTCGCTGTAACAGGCCGGGCAATAACAGGAACACTTAAATATATAAGCACTGGTACACTGGCAGACACCTGGGGGCCGGGCCATTTTATGGCCTTGAAGTTTACTAACAACGATCAGTCCCACGTTACCACCATTAAGGTCGCCATGCAGCCCTCCGTAAGTAGCGGCTTCGTAGCCCTTGATGCGGACATGAACGCAGTTATAAAGGTAACAGATAAAAGGCAGCAGGTATTTGCCGTACAGTATACTGACGGAACTACGACCAGGACAGACACTTACTCCGTAGCAGGGCTTACCCTCGCGGATCCGCCTACAGATGGCGCCTAATAGGAGGGCTGCGTTATGTTTGTAGTTATCAGGCACTTTACGGATCTTCACGACGCGGACCACAAGTACGTCGAGGGCGACGTATTCCCGCGCGAGGGGATCAAAGTATCGCGCAAACGTATAGTCGAGCTTGCCAGCAGCGATAATAAGCAGGGCGTACCGCTTATAGCGGAGGTCCTGGAAGAAGCACCTGCGGAAGAGCCGGCTAAAGAGAAGGCGGAGGCTAAGAAGCCTGCAGGTAAGAAGAAGTCCTCCGCAAAATAGGAGGACACGCTTATGCTTGAGCACATTAAGCTGCTTTTAGGCTTCACAGACAACGCCAAAGACGAATTGCTTAACTATATCATATCCGTAACTTCGGCCCGGCTGGCTATCCTGCTGGGCCTTAGCACGGTACCGGAAGCGCTTAGCTATATTGTAGAAGAGGTAAGCGTCGTGCGCTATAACCGGATCGCTTCGGAAGGCCTGGAACATCACGCGGTCGAAGGCGAAACGCAGATCTTTTACGAGAGCGATTTTACGGGCTATACGGACGATATAAGCGCCTGGCTTGCGGCGCAGGACGACCCGGAGAACGGTAAAGGGAGGCTTCGTTTTTTATGAGATACGACACTAAGATCTATTTTGTAAAGACAGGAGCGCAGAACTACGACCCCGCTACTGGGAACTATACCGCAGCCGCGCCGGTAAAGACGCTTATCTACGGAGACGTTAACGACACTCAGGCGGAAATGCTGCAGATCATATACGGGCAGATCGTACAGGGGAGTTATACGGTCCGGATCTTAGGATCCTACACGGACCCATACGACTATATTGAGATCGGCGGCAAACGCTACAACGTGGACTACTTCCGGCGTTTCCGGAGGTACGAGGCCTTTTATGTAAGGGAGGCGCAGTGATGGGAGTATCGATCAAGATCTCGGGCGCAAAGGTATTAGCGCAGGATCTGAAATATCTGGCCAAAGGCGGCCCCGTAATTAAGATCGTAAAGCTTAACGGCGCGGAGCTGCAGCAGAAAGCGCAGCATAACTGCCCTGTGGACACCGGAACGCTCAAAAGATCTATAGACCTTAGATTTACATCGGACGGGCTTACGGCTAAGGTAGAAGCGCATACGAATTACGCAGCCTACGTAGAATATGGTACGAGATACATGCGCGCGAGGCCTTATTTAGGACGGGCCTATAACGAGCAGCTCCCGCAGTTTCTGCAGGACCTTAACCGGATAGGCCTCAGGAGGTGATCTTATGGACGCGCAGCAGAGACTTTTTACAGCACTCTTAGTGCGTTTAAGGGCCGCAGGGCTTGACGTTTACGACGGGGCACTGCCACCGGAAGGCACGCCCTATCCCTTCGTATACCTGGCCGACACGGCAAGCGATGCAAGGATCTACAAAAGCGGAGTCTCCGAATCGGTAAGCCTGAGTGTGCATGTATGGCATAACGACACGCTGACCCGCGGGCTCTTCTCGCAGATCCTCTTAACAGTTAAGCAGAACCTATACGGCTTACAGACGGACGTTAACGCGAGTCTTATAAGCCTCAGCCAGCAGACGCTGGCAGACGACACAACAGACACCCCGCTGCTTCACGGTATTATAGCAGCGGTCTTTATAATCTCATAAGGAGGCATAAAAATGGCACTTATCAGAGGCAAAAAGATGGTATACCTTTACAGGCCGTACGCAACCAGGACGACCGCAACAGGCGCCATCTTAAGCTTTGTTACCGACAACAGCCGCAGCGTATCAACTAACAGTGATACGACTATGACTAAAGACGGTCCGATCCAGACTCCGGAAGATCCGGATATTACAATCACAAGCACATCATACCTTCCGAAGGGCGATACAATGATCGATACCCTTGAAGATACAATGCTTAATAACGGACTTGTAGAAGCCTGGGAGGCAAACCTTGACGAGCCTATACTTACGTACACGCTCACAGAAGACACCGCAGTCGTAGCAGGTAAGACCTACTACACAAGATCCGGCAGCTCGCCTAACTACGTATATACGCCCGTTGAAAACCCGACTACGGCGAACATCGGCACATATTATGAAGGTACGCCCAGCGGTAAATTTAAGGGTATCTATTATCAGGGATATATTACAGATCTTGAAATATCCTCGCCGGCTGACGACTTCGTGCAGATCGATATCGACTTTACGGCAAACGGTAAGGGCGCACGCGGCGAAGTAACCGTAACTGCAGAGCAGCAGGAAGTAGCTGACTACGTATTTGCGGACACTACTACAGCTGTAGACGACGGAGCTTAATTAAAGACTTGAGGGCCGGCCCGGCTGGCCCTCTTTTTTTCATAAAAAGGAGGAGACCCATGGTCTTAAAAATCAACGATAAAGACATAGAAGTCCGCTTTGGGCTAGCCTTTGTGCGGACTCTTGACAGTATATACTTCGTTACAAGCGATTTTGGCACCCGTATGGGCGCAGGGCTTACGCTGGTGATCCCCAGGCTTTTAAACGACGACGTCGTAGCCCTGGCGACCGTCCTGCACGCAGGCACGGCTCATCTAAAGAGTCGCCCGTCGCAGACAGAAATAGACGAGTGTATAGAGTCCTGCGAAGATCTTGAGGCCCTTTTTAAGGAGGTCTTAGAGGAATTAAAAAACTCGAATGCTACCAGACTGACCTACAGCAAACTTCTGGAGATAACGGCGGATCTGGTAGAGACGACGGAGGAGCTGCCGAAGAGCGCAGCGCAGATATTGAATACGACAAAATAGTAACCAACGCCTTCCGTTATTTAGGTTACAGGAGTTTGGAAGAGGTCGGCTATATGAGCCTTAAAGAGTATCGTCTGCTTATGGAGGCTTATAACTACGGACTTGTAGAGGAAGACTTTAAGCTTCACCGGCTCGCGTGGCTTATAGCCAGGGTAGCACCGGCCAAACGGAAGAGCGGGAAAAACATTATATACCAATTCAAGAGCTTCGATCGTTTTTACGATCATAAAGCAGCGCTTGAAGAGCTGGAGAAGAAAAACAGCGACCGGGAGCCGCTGGATCCGGCAGCGCGTTACGGCGCGTACCTTAAGAAAAAACGTAAGGAGCAGAACAATGGCTGACAATTACGATGTAAAAGCTACATTAAGCGCAGACGGCCGGAATTTATTTAAGACTATGGACGCGGCAGCGGATCGCGTCGAAAGCTTCGCGGCGACCGGCCAGAAGAGCACGGCCGCCTTTTCCGCTGCCTTTTCGCTTATGCAGCGGACCGTTAACGCGGCGCTTAGCAGCATTATGAGCGGCATGCAGGGCGCAATTAAGCGCTTCGATACGCTTAACCGCTACCCGAAGGTTATGGCGCAGCTGGGCTATGAGACCGATATCGTTAACAAGTCGCTTGAGCGGATGAGTTCCGGCATCGAGGGCCTGCCTACGGCTATGGACGAGATCGTAGCCAGCGCGCAGAGTATAGCGCTGATAACCGGAGATCTGGAGAAAGCGACGGAGATCGCTATAGCCTTTAATGATGCTATGTACGCTTCCGGAGCGTCCAGCGCGGACGCGAGCCGCGGCCTTATCCAGTTTACGCAGATGCTCTCCGCAGGCAAGGTCGATATGATGAGCTGGCGGACGCTGTTGGAGACCATGCCCTTAGCTCTTAACCAGATTGCGGAGTCCTTCGGGTATGCCGGCGCCAGCGCGAAAAATGACCTTTACGAAGCCCTTAAGACCGGAGAAGTGACCTTCGATGAATTTGCGCAGAAGATCGTAGAGCTTGACGCCGGAGTTAACGGCTTCGCGGCGACAGCCCGAACCGCGTCCGAGGGTCTGGCCACCTCTGCCCAAAACATTCATACCGCAATCGTAAAAGGTCTGGCCGGCACGCTGCAGGCGATAGATGACGGTCTCGCCGCCGGCGGTCTGCCCAAGATGAGCAAAGCCCTGGATAACTTTAAAGTGGTGATCAATAACGCTTTTACTGCGGTTAACGGCGTGATCCGGAAGATGGTCACAGCCGTAGCGCCGGTGCTTAAATTCTTAGGCGATAACATAGCGACCGTTAAAGTCGTCGTGGAAGGACTTATAACCGCACTCTTAGGCCTTAAGATAGGCCAGAAGGTAAAGGGCTGGATGGATAAGCTCGCTAAGTCCCACGGGGACGCGGCGAAGAAGATCCAGCTGCTTAAAGATAATGCAAATAAATATAACACTACGATGACTATCGCCGCGGCTAAGGCTAAAACCCTTACGGACGCTGAGAAAAAGCTTACGGATGCGCTTGATCGCAAAAAGGCTGCTGAGGAACGGCTCAGGAGCGCTCAGCAGAACTCGGCGGGTGATACGGAAGCACTGCAGGCGGCGACGGTTGAATATAACGCAGCCGTCCAGGACGTTACCGATGCGCAGACAGAATACACGCAGGCCCAGCAGCTTAACAACACGCAGCTGTCGCTCGGTCAGCTATTGCACGGCGTCCTTACCGGTCAGCTTAAGCTTACCGAAGCCGCGCAGATCGGGCTTAATCAGGCTATGAAGGCTAACCCGATCGGGCTTGTTATAACGGCAGTCACGGCTCTCGTGACGGCTTTTAGGGCGCTCGACACGATCATGGAGAAGCTGAGCCCTGGTTATAAGGAATTTAAGGAGTTTGGTGAGCAGCAAAAAGCTGTGTGGGATGGCGTATCAGAATCAAATAAAGCGCTCTCGGAGTTTAAAACCAACATGGAAGCCAGCGAGCTGGCAACAGAGAAGTCTAACGAAGAGATCAACACGCTTATTAATCAGATTTATACCATGGCTGAGGGCGAGAGCGACAGCGCGGCCGTAAGGGAAGCCCTGACCAAGAAGACAGATAAGCTTAATCAGGTTTTAGGCGAGAGTGTCCTTGTCTATGACGCAGAGACAAACAGCCTTAATATGGACCGCAAGGCCATGGAGAAATACGAAAAACAGCGCGAGCAGCAGCAGAAGCTTGCCTGGATAGACGAGCAGCTGGCCGCTGCCAAAGAAGAATTCAATAAAGCTCTGGAGGACTCCGCCAAGGCTATGATTGTATCAGAAAAGGCCGGGCAGCGCGCGAAAAAACAATTCGGGGCCTTCTTGGACACTCAAGGCCGGCTTAACCCGGAGATGCTAAAGGGCGCGGGCAACCTGGAACAGTTCAATTCAGTGCTCCGGTCTTACGGCATGACGGTAGGTTGGGCCCAGCAAAAAACCGACGAAGCGGAAAAATCCTATGCGGCTAACGCCGAAGAATACGAGAGCATAACTGCTGAGTTATACGCGCAGCGTGAAACCCTCCTTGCAGACATAGCCACCTCGGAAGACGCCGCGGTCCAGGCGTACGTAGCGAGTCTTAAGGAAATGCTTGACAGCGGCACTGCCACGTACGACATGCTAAGCGAAGCTAACCAGGAGCTAGTAACCGATCTGCGAAGCACCTACCAGGATTATGTAGCCGCGGCAACGGATATGTTTAACCGGCTTGAGACAGAGTCGGACACGAGTCTGGAGACTTTAGCTGCTAACCTGGAGCATAATAAAACAGTTGTAGGCCAGTGGGCGCAGAACATAGCAGACCTTAGGTCCTTCTTCGCCGACAACGATGTAGTACAGCCGCTGCTAGATCATTTTGCCAGCATGGGTCCCGAGGCTGCGCCTTATATTCAGCAGATGATCGACGCCGTACGGAACGGCGACCAGCAGCTTATATTAAATATGGCGGAAGACTTTAACTCCGTACAACCGGCCGCGGTAACCTGGCTTGAGCAGGCTACGGGCTCGGACCTTCCGGCGGCTGTAGAGAAGATGGTAAGCTCTACCGAAGGCAGCCTGTCCGAAGCGGTAAGGAATGCAGACTGGTCAGCGGCAGGCGCGGACGTTGTAGAGGGCTTTGAATCCGGAATAACGGGTAACTTAGGATTAGGCGAGAATGCCGGCACGGCTCTGGCGGACACGACCTACGATGCCGCGGAGATAGCGGACCGCAGAGGATCACCCAGCCGGAAGTACAGAGACGCAGGACGGGACAACGTCCAGGGCTTCGTGAACGGCTACAAAGCCATGCAGGGGACCGCGGTAAGCACTGCGCAGAGTCTGGCCGTACAGGTCATGCTGGGCTTCGAGCGAGGCCTTAACCAGGTCGCAAGCCGCGTGTATAACACAGCGGAGCGGATCGCTCAGACCGTGGCTGAGACCGTAGCCAGGGCTTTAGACATCAGCAGCCCCTCCGGAGTAGCGGAGGATATGGGCTGGTTCTTCGGTAAGGGTCTTGCAAACGGCATGCTTGACGCGGAGGCCATCGTAGCACAGGCAAGCGGGGCATTAGCTGCCGCTGCCTCCGGGATATCCGTCCCGAACGTAGGCAGCTACGGAGCTATATCCTCGCCCAGGGGCTTAGCCTTCGCCGGTAACGCGGCTATAGACAGCGCCAGCATCGGAGCTATGGTCCAGGCGCCGGCAGAGGTATACACGACGATCAATATAGACGGGCGCGCCGTGGCCAAAGCTATAACGCCGGCTGTAACGGAAGAACAGACGAGCGCGGCGCAGTTTAACGACATGAGGAGGGGCATAAGATGAGCTACTCTTTTGTAGATACCATAGCAGCGGGCGGGGTGCCTGGGACATCTCCGGAAGCCCTAACCCTTAACGGCGTGGACCTTGAGAACGCTATAGCAGGATTCAGGGTCCTTAATGTCACGGGCCGCGAGCTTATGTCGCAGACCGTAGAAGATTATAAGATCGGGACGACGCCCGGTACGCAGTACCGGAGCCGGACTTACCCGTCCAGGACCATAACCGTAACTTATCAGCTCCTGACCGACAGCGACGGAGATTATAGAGAAGCCTTCAATCTGCTTAATTCTTACCTTGACGTTGAGCAGGTCCGCGCTATTTTCGCGGATGAACCGGATAAATTTTTTATCGTTACTAGTACCGCGGTAAGCGCGCCTAAAGCCGGCCGGAATAAAGTAACAGGGACCTTCTCCCTGTATTGTACGGACCCCAGAAAATACGCGGTAACGCCTAAGACCTTTACGGCGACGGGATCCGGAAATGTGCTTACAGCTACCGTTATTAACGAGGGCACAGTAGGCACACCTATCGACTATGACATAACCCACACGGGGGAAAACGGCTATGTAGCGATCACCAACAATCAGGGCGAGACTTTAGCCTACGGATCACCGAACGAGTTGGATTTTGACACCGCAACAAAATCCGAGGTTTTAAGCAACCTGGCCGACGGCGCCGCGATTATAAGCGGGTCCGCGACAGGCGGCACCGGCGGTGTAGAAGTAACCGCTAACGGAAGCCTGAGGGCAAAGACCGTAAGCGGCACCAGCGTAGCATACCTTTACGGCGCCGGATCCGGCACAAGGTGGCACGGAGGCAGCCGGCAGATCAATTTATCAGAGTCTTCGACCGACTTTACCTGTGTAGCCAAGGCCTTTTTTGAAGCGACAGGCGTAAACCAGAGCGGACTTTTATGGCTCGTTATTTCCGGCGGCACAACAGCCAGCCCGGCGGAAATGTGCAGCATCTTCGTTCAGAAGATCCCGGGGACCTACGGCGCCTTTGCGACCTGCCGCGTACCGGCTAACGCACAGAAGATCATAAACTTTAACGCCTCGCCGGGTAAGGGTTTCGGGATGGTTAACAAACCGGACGGGCTTTATTTAAGGGTCATTAAGAGCGGCGGAAAATTCAGCTTCTGCGTAGGAGGCACGGTTTGGGACGTTGAGCTGCCGGCCTTCGCAAATACGGAAGCCGTAAGTTGCACCTTATTTATAGGACAGTATGGCACGCAAGCAAACCTCGTTAACGAGTTGTATTTTAAGAGTTTCAGCTTTGTGAAGAATAACGTCGAGTACGCCGTAGACGTTCCGAATCGCTACCAGGCGGGCGACGTCCTGCAGGTTAACGGCGCGGAGGCGCAGATGTATCTTAACGGCGAGCCTAACGCCGCGGATGAGATTACCGGGAGCCAGTACTTCGAGGCTCGGCCTGGAACCAACGTAATAAACATAGCCAGCAGCGACTGGGCAAGCGGCGTATTAACCGCGCAAGCAAGCATACGGGAGGCATGGCTTTAATGGATTTTGTAAGGATAAATATATTAAGCAGCGATAACGTCGTTATAGGGCACCTCGATAATAAGGCCAAAAACGCGCTGAATTATTACAATGAGACCCTGCACACCTACCTGGAAGGATCGGCGGCTACCTTTGAATTTACCGCCCCGGCAGATCATAAAGACAGCGGCCTTTTAGAAACCGGTAATAAGCTAAGCTTTATTTATGATGAGGATCCTTATTACTTTACGATCGTTAAGGCAGTCCAGACCGAGGATACGATCCAGGTTACTGCGTACGGATCCTGCTTTGAGCTGCTTAACGAGAAGGTAGGATCGTATACCGCGGAAACGGCCCTGACTTTCGCGCAGTACCTAAGTGTATTTTTGGGCTCTTCGGGATTCCTGGAGCTGGGGCTTAACGAGGTGTCAAGCGCGGTCATAACTAACGAGTGGACAGGCGAGAGCACGCTCCTGGCGAGGCTTTACAGCCTAGCTAACGTCTTCTCGGCAGAGCTTGAATTTATACCGCAGCTTAGCAGCAACGGAAGCCTTATAAAGCTTACCCTTAACGTATATAAGCAGCACTCGGAGACGAGTCAGGGCGTAGGATCCGTAAGGACTGATAAGATCCTCCGCTATGGCAAAGAGGTAACGGGGATCCGGAAGACGTCGGACACCACGGAGCTTTTTACGGCGATCACGCCGACCGGCGCCGACGGACTGACGATAACCGACGTAGCGGAGACAATCACAGACGACGCCGGTAACGTCCTTTACTTTACCGCTGCCGGTAGTCCTACGATCTACGCGCCGCAGGCAAGGGATCGCTATCCCAGCTCTGCCACGGAAGCGGACGACCGTTATATAGACCTGGCATGGTCGACAGACTACAGCACGGCAGCGGCGCTGTACGGGAACGCCCTAGCTAAGCTTAAGACCGGGGCGGAGCCTAAAGCGAGCTATGAGGTAAGCGGATTTTTCGAGGCCAAGATCGGCGATACGGTTACAATCGCAGATCAGGACTTCGAGCCGCCTTTATACCTTAAAGCCCGGGTCGTAGAGCAGGAGATCTGCTTTACGGACGAATCCAGAAACAAGACAAAATTTGATAACTTTACGGAGATGATCGCGGAGATCACTCCTCCGGTCGAGACCGGCATAGACGAAGTCGCCCGGACCCTCGCGGCAGAGGCAGCAGCGGCAGCGGCAGCAGCGCAGAGCACGGCAGACGACGCGGAGACCGCGGCGGGGAACGCAGCGACAGTAGCGGCAACGGCACAGAGTACGGCTGATAGTAAGATCATGACCTACTACCAGACGTCCGCGCCGGTAAGCGGGATGTCAACGGGTGACTTGTGGATCGATACAGACGACGGAAATAAGATGTACCGCTGGGGCGGGTCGGCATGGGTCGATGTGCAGGACGACGCCATAGCTGCTGCTCAGGAAGACATTAACAACCTGACAATAGGCGGCGTGAATCTGGCGAGAGATACAGGAGACTTTACAGCCGATAACTGGGTTTTGTCCAGATCGACGGCGACGGCAGGGGTGCTGACCGTTACCCCGACTACTTCAAATGCCGCGGCAAAATATAAGATCGACTATCTTCTTTATGGCGATCGAAAAGACAAAACTTATACGCTGTCTTTTGATATGCGGTATCTTACCGGAGGCACATATTCAGATCCCAAGATCTGCCGTGCTTATGCTGCGGTCAATCCCGTGGCAAGGCTCAATAACGTATTAAGTTCATCGTATGACCGGTTAGGATTTAAGGACTTTACGCCTACTACGAACTGGACACGATACACGTATACATTTAGTGTACCGGAGGATCTTACATCGGGCGCAGCGGGTGCGCTTATCGACAGTTCTTATCTTACCTTTGAGTTTTATAAAGCATCACAGGGTGCAGCTGTAGAAATAAAAAACATTATGTTTGAAGAAGGAAACAGGGCTACTACATGGCAACCTGCTCCGGAAGACGTCGCGGCAGATATCACGACCGCACAGACCACAGCTACGGAGGCAAAGACGATGGCTCAGGCTACGCAGAATTATTTCTGGCACGACTCCGCAGGTGCTCACGTTTCCGATACGGAAGGCGCGCTTACCGGAAAGAACGTGCTTATAGATAGTAACGGTATGGCTGTAAAGGACGGTAGCGCGGAGCTTGCGACTTTCGGCGCTAACCTTATAGAGCTGGGGAAGAATAGCAGCGCTGCAGAAATAGAATTTGTAAACGGTTTGCTATCAATGGCTTACGAGCGGATATCTGCCTCCGTAGGCGACCAGTTTAGAATCACTAACACCGCCGCTGACGATGATCCTCTCACGACACAGTTATGGATTGAAATAGCAAACCGGGATCCGAATGAACAGCACAGCCCGGCATACTTATCGCTCAACCAAGGCGGAGCCGGAGATTACGGCTCTTTAGCTCTTTTACGGGCGGACACCGTACAGCTTAGGGCTGTGCCTATAAGCGTGGCCGACCTGCCCGGGCGAGGGAACATAGTAATTTACGGTGAGAACAGCGCAAGCATAAACGCGGCGACCGTTACAATAGGCAGCCTTACAAAAGACTTGCCTGTAGTACCCTACGCCTCATATACGGGCATAGCGGGCGTAGCCTTATACCGGCAGCTTAACATAGTAACCTGCCTTATTAACAAGCAGGTAACGCTTACAGCTAGTACGGAGTTCAGCCTCGGGACGATACCCACAGGCTACCGGCCGGCCTTTGCGTTCCCGTTCGTGGCGCAGATAGCAGCGGCAGCGGTTCCTCAAGCATCGGCTCGAGGGGTCGTATATACGGACGGACGCATTACTGTAACATGCTCATCCGGGCAGTCTAACCGATACGTATACGCGGCGCTGAGCTGGATTACGGACGATTCAATCTCATAGGGAAGGAGAGGCACGATGGAGTATATGGGCGTTATCGTTGTAGGCGTTGTGACAGTTATAGGCAACATTGTAGTTAGCCTTATCACTAACCGCAAAAGCACGGCGCTTGTGACCTACAGGCTCGAGCAGCTCGAAAAAAAAGTGCAGGCACATAACAACCTCGTAGACCGCATGTATGCGGCCGAGGAGGCTATAGCATTAGGACAGGCCGAGGAAACCCGGCAAAATAAAAGGCTCGATATCCTCGAGAAGAAAGGGGCATAGATAGTATGAAGGACGTTATTATAAGAGCAGTCAAAACGTTTATTCAGGCATTCGCCGGTGTGCTCGTCCCGGAAATATGTATCATATTGCAGGGACATGAGTTACCTATTGATATAACCGGATGGCGTGCACTTATCATCCCGCTTTTATGCTCGGCGCTCGCCGCCGGCATATCTGCGGTGTGGAATACCATACTTAATAAAAGCAAGGGGGCGTAAGCGCATGATATACAATTACAAACAGTGCGCCCCGCCGTGGGGATCCTTGCCCTTTGACGACGTCGGCCAGACTATATGCCAAGCCGGCTGCGGCGGCACGGCAAGCGCGGATATAGTGGGTGCTACACCCGACAAGGTGTGCAAATGGCTTAAAAACAACGGCTATGTATCGCCGGGCTATGGGACCTATTGGGGCGGTATCCCGGCAGCAATACAGGCGTATGGAACCGGCGCAAAGCAGCTTAATTATACGTCGCTGTATGGCGTGACTAGCTGCGCGACATTCGACACGTTTCGCAGGCATATTCAGAGCGGGTACGGGGGCAGCCTCCTGATGGGGCCCGGCAGATTCACGACCGGCGGCCACTATATCTGCATATCAGCATACAAGGACGGGCTGTATAAGGTCAACGACCCGGCAGGCAGACAGGACGGGTGGCACCCGTGGAGCGATTTCGCCGGTGAAATCAAGGTATGTTATACGACACAGGCCCCGTGGGGCAGCGAGCCCGCACCTGAGCCGTGGACAGCGACCGGAACAGCGACTTGTAAAGACAACGGCGTTAATTTCAGGGTCACTCCTAACGGCGCGATAATAGGCACACTTAACGCCGGTATGCGGTTTGAAGTGGACGGAACGATACAGGGCGAGTGGACTCATGCGAAGGTCGCAGGGCTGGGTATAGGCTGGGTAGCAACGCGTTACGTTGTTCCTGACACGCCAGCGCCCGTTAAATACGCGTATAGCTTTACGGTCCCGGGGCTCATCCGGGGCGCAAAGAGCCGCGCAGTTACGCTTTTCGAGCGTTTGCTGGCGCCGAAAAACATATACACGGGGCCTAGTGACACATATTACGGCGACGCCTGCGTCGAAGCATGTAAGAAGATCCAAGAGCTGAGGGCATTGTCGCAGACTGGCCGATGCTACCTTGAGGAATGGTCCATTATAACGGGGCTGCCGCATGACGGCGCTACATTCCATGTATCCGCGGTACAGTGGGGCTCACAGGGTGCCTCGGTCGCGTTTGTGCAGTTAATCCTTGCGGCGTATGGATTCTACTACGGAGCGACGGTAGACGGCATAGCGGGGGATGCGACCCGTGCCGCAATAATAACTTTTCAGCAGTTTGCAGGGCTCGCGACAGACGGTGTGGCGGGCCCTAAAACGTTAGAGGCCTTAGTAGGCTTTTAACTCTCTCATGATAGCTGTCCGCGGGTTTTTCCTGATTTTTACCGCGGACGAAACCTCCTTTTCGGATAGGGGTGGCAGCGGGCATTCTGTCACCCCGCATTTTTTTGCCCATATTCTGCCCACCGGCAGAAACGCAAATGCTCCGAAACGCCGCGATAATAGGCTTTCAGAACGTTACACGTTTTCCGGTCGCCGGCATTTTTAACCAAAGTAAGAGCTATATAAAAGACCCCTAAAGGCCTATAAATAAAGGCTTTTAGGGGATTTTTCTATTTAAGAGATATATAAGAGCTTATATAAATCTGCCCACTAAATGCCCACCAGCTACCAGAGGGTAACAGCGTCCAGGGCGCAGGCGTCCGCGGCTTCCAACTTTTTAGTAACATGCAGGTATATTTCCCGGGTTATAGTGCTATTTTCATGCCCGAGGCGGCGGCTTATAGTATCTATGCTAACGCCCTGCGCCAGAAGCAGGCTGGCGTGAGTATGCCGGAGGGCGTGAGACGTAAGCGCCTTGCCTTTTATTTTTTTCGTAACAGAGCCAAAATATTTATTAAAAGCCGCTATCTGGATCCGCGTACCGGACGACGTTATAAAAAAGTAGGGCCGATCCGAAAAGCCCGCCGCGAATTTTACTTCACGGGTATATTTTAAAACAGCCTTTACGACCGTAGCCAGCGCGGGCTGTATATGGACGTTACGGAGACTAGCCAAAGTCTTAGCGGAAGTACAAGTATCAGTTATAGGATCATACGTTTTACGGACCCGTATAACCTTATTAACCAGGTCCACGTCTTCCAGATCCAGGGCCGCAGCTTCCCCGAAACGGAGCCCGGAGAGCGCTATAAACTGGGTAAGCAGCCGCCAGGTCGTAACCGACATAGCGTCCAGCACCGCGGCCAGCTCGTCAGCTTCTAAATACTTGTCTTGTATTTTTTCGCGCCGGCCAGGGGCAGGAAACGGGCGCAACTTATCCGCACTAGCGGAAGACTTTATATAATCGTTATTATAGGCCCACCGTATAAGCGGCTTATACCGATCTATATAACCGTTAAGGGTACAGGAAGACTTACCGGAAGACCTAAACTTTTCGCGGACATAACCTGCAGTAAGATCACAGCACCGGGTCGCCGGGCCTAATATATCACAGATACAGCCCAGGACGACCTCGTCCCGCCTATAACTAGAGGCTTTAACTGTAGCGGCTTTATCTTTAAGATATGCGGCTATGAGCCCTTCTAGCGTTATACGTTCAGGAAGCGGCAGCTTTAATTTTTGGATCCGGCTTTGAAGAACGCTAGTAGCCGCCTTCCGGGACTGCGCCGTATTTACGGATAAAGCTACGCTAACCTTTTTAAGTTTTCCGGTATAAGGATCCTTATACCGCTCACAGGCTATAAACCCGTTATTTCTTTTTTCTACCCACATTTCAGAACTTCCCCCGCAATTCTACGACCTTACCGAGGATCCGGACCGGGAGCTCCGCCACTTCTTTTTTAGAAAACACTAACGGCTGGTAATCAGGGTTAAGAGGCATAAGCGCCAAGCTATCAGCGTAGACTTGCAGGCGCTTACAAGTAGCCTCGCACCCGTTGACCGTAGCGACGACTATATCCCCGCTATCAGCGGAGGGCTGCTGGCGTAGGATAATAATATCACCGTCACAGATACGGGGCCGCATGCTATCACCCTTAATGCGCAGCGCGAAATATTCCCCGGAGCGGGCCAGCGCTTCCGGTATTTCTTCCCAATCTATAATATCTTCCACAGCTTCCAGCGGCAGACCAGCCGGCACGGTACCGAGCACCGGGATCCGGACAACGCCGCCCAGCCCTGACTTACCCATTAAAACGCCAGGAGCGACGCCCAGGGCTTCCGCGAAGGATTTTATTTTACTTTGCGGTATGTCAACTTCACCCTTTTCAATTTTAGCAATAGACGAGCGATCAGTATAACCAGTACGACGCGCCAGCTCTTCCTGGGTAAGACCTAAGGCTTTACGGTATTTTTTAATATTCAGGTATAAATCTAACATAGCGACCTCCTTAGTGGCTTCAATTCACATTATAAACGATTTTTTTATTTTTTCAACAAAAATGTGCTTGACAATCAACAAAAGCGCGTTATAATTAAGGCGTGAATAAAATTCACAAAACAAAAGGAGGCTAGCAGCATGTTTAAAAAATTTATAGTACGAATTATAAGAGCGAAAAACCGCGACGACGCCTGGGAAACGGTATTTTACGGGCCCGACGGTATAAACCAGGCTTACCAGCAGGAGAAAATAACCTGGGCAGAGTACGAATTATTGACCGCCCTTTTAGATAAGCTTGCGGAATAAAGACCGCAGAGAGGAGGCCGCTAAATGACGTACGGCGAATTAAGGCAAATACTATTTAACGTAGCGCGCGACGACGATATAACCGTTAAAGAGTTAAGGCTAATATTATTTAGCTTTAAGCACCAGGAGGACGAAATAGATACCAGCGAACTAGCGCTGCGGACCTTAGCGCATTATATAGATAAGCATAGGAAGGAGGGAGAAAATGACTAGAAGGGACGAACTACGGGACGCCTTAAAAGAGAGCGGCGTAACCGTAACTTTTTTAGCCGCCTATTTAGGCTGCACCCGTAACCGGATCTACGCGATCCTTAACGGGTCCGAGTGTAAGGCTTCCGAAATAGTTAAAATTACGGAAGCGCTACACCTTAACCAGGAGCAGCGAGATCATATTTTTTTAGGGTAAAAAGTGAATATAATTCACATAAGGAAGGAGGGAAACTATGCAGAGCCCTTATATGTCACGGAACAACGCGGCCGCTTTTTTTCAGATATGCCCGCAGACAGTAACGACCCGCGTACAGGAAATGCAGGCTACAGGCCGCTACGGGCGCTTCACGATAGAGGACGGCCAGCTCGTAAGGATCAATATACTCGCGCTAGCGGACTACCTTACACACCGGCAGGAGATCAGAGCCGGCATAACACCGGAGCCCTACGACCCTATAGCAACGCGGAGGGCCCTCGGATGGCTGTAGAGATCAGGACCGTTAGAGGACACTACGAAATTTACGTAAACGGAGTTTTTTATACCAGCTGCGACACCAGAGGGGAAGCAGAAAAAGAAAAGGAGGACTTAGAAAAATGATCGAGATCACTAGCTACGAATACGAGGAGCCAGCTCCCGGGCACTGGACCCCGGTAGAGAAGGCTTTACCGGAGTATGACAACCTGGTACTTATAAGCGCCGTAAATATTGACGGGGAGCCAGTTGTAGATTTAGGCGAATGGCTTAGCTCTATAGTAGTATGGCGTACCAACCCGGGCCTGAGTATCAAAAAAGTAGTAGCCTGGCAGCCGCTGCCGGATCCGTACGAGCCATGAAAGCAGGTATAGCAATAGCGGCGCTTCTTACCCTTACAGTAGCGGCCTGCGCGCAGACGGTAGAACCCGCAGACGACACCGTAAGAGCACCGCTTACGATCAGGACGGCAGAAGCTGCGCCGACAGTAGCTGCGACGTACCAGCCTACACCAGACCCCGGACCACAGAGCACGCTTATAGCCGCCGGAGTATTCCCGGAGCCTACGCCGGAGCCCATATACGAGGCACCCGCTCCGCTACCGGTTTACGAAACGGCAGACGCCGGCTGGACCTACTACGGTACCTGTACGATAACGTACTACTGCCCTGGATCATGTTGTTGCGGCCAGTATGCCAGCGGGTATACCGCAAGCGGAACGCTAGCGACGCCCGGCCGGACCGTAGCCGCAGACCTGCCCTTTGGCACGGAGGTCCTTATAAACGGCCAGGTCTACACGGTAGAAGACAGAGGCGTAAACGGCCTTTGGATAGATATTTTTGTAGCCTCGCATGAAGAGGCCTTACAGTGCGGCATGCACCCCGCAGAAGTTTACATAAGATAAAGGAGAGAAAAACATGGAGATCAAAATTGAATTAAGCACTTACGACAGCCCGGCAGTTTTTGAGGCGGTACACACTTTAATAGAAACCGCTAAACTGGAAGCTATAAAAGTGGAGCAGGAGCGCGGCGCCATAAAGGCGGAAGCCATAAGCCCAATGCCCGAAGCGCTTAAGGTACTGTTTCAGAACCACGAAGAGGCCAAAGCCGCGGGAGAAGCCCTTACAGCAGGTTTACAGGAAGGTATTAAAGCCGTGGACGAACCCGTAGCAGAAGCCGCTAAGACCTTAGGAGAGAAGGCCTACGACAAAGCGCAGATCCTGCGCGAAATAAAGACCCTCGGCAGGAAGCTCGTAGCCGCAGGCGTAAAAACCAGCGAGATATTAAAGAAGCACGGCGGCGCCTCTATCAGCGCGATCCCGGAGGAGAACTATATAGCCCTTTTAGAAGAACTTAAAGCAGAGGAGGCGAAAATATGAGCCAGGAGAGACTGCACGCGAGCCTTAGCGCATCGAAGGCGGCCCGATGGATGGCCTGTACGCCTTCCGCAGTTTTCGAGGCGCAGTTTGACGACCCCGGCAGCCCGTACGCAGCAGAAGGCACCCTCGCCCACAGCGTGGCGGAACTGGCCGTAAGGAAGGCTACAAAGGGCATAGCTGCAAGGAGCTACAACGCGGAGCTTAAGAAGCTTAAAGAGAGCGAAGACGGGAAGACCTTTTACGCCCAGGAAATGCAGGACGCCGCGGACTTCTACGCCGGTACGATCGTAGACACTCTAAGGACCTGCGCGGATCCCTTCCTGGTATTAGAGCAGAAAGTAAGTTATGAGGTCTACGCTCCCGGAGGGTACGGCTACGCGGACGCGGTAATAATAGACGACGAGGTCCTCTACGTCATTGATTTTAAATACGGTAAAGGCATTAAGGTCGAGGCGGAAGCTAACCCGCAGCTCAGGCTTTATGCCCTGGGCGCCTACGACGCTTTTAAAGACTTCTACGACGGTATAAAGACCATAAAAACAATGATCATACAGCCCCGGCTGGAGCACGTAAGCACGGAAGAGACCAGCGTAGCAGACCTTACCGCCTGGGGCACGGAGACAGTAAAGCCCCGCGCGGAGCTTGCCGCGGAAGGTAAAGGCGAATACGTACCCGGAGAGCACTGCCGCTTTTGCTTAGGCCGCGGACAATGCAAAGCCAGAGCAGATATAAACATGCAGGTATACAAGAGCAGCCCGGACGTAAACCTTTTAAGCTTTGAGGAGGCGGGCGCGCTTTTAGAGAAGGCTAAGGACGTAAAAGCCTGGCTCGCGGATCTGGAAGAGCTAGTTTTTAGAGCGCTTAACCAGGGGAGCAGCGTACCAGGCTGGAAGATCGTAGAAGGCCGGAGCCTTCGCAAGCTTACGGATCCGGACGCGGCGGCAGCGGCGCTTATAGCCGACGGCATAGATGAGGCGCTTATATACGAGAGGAGCCTGCTTACGCTTACAGGCTTAGAGAAGGCCCTCGGTAAGAAGTATATAGCCGATACTATAGGCAGCTACATAGATAAACCCGCAGGAAAGCCCACGCTTGCCCCGGAGAGCGATAAGCGACCGGCCTACAATAACGCGGAGGCGCTGGCTAAAGCCTTCGCGGAGGGAGGGGAGTAATGAATATATTATTAAAAATAGGCTTAGCCGCCATAATACTAATAGCCATAACTACCTTTATAGGTATAGGGCTTAATAATAAAAAAACAGTAACGACAACTATACGCAGTAACACAAGCTGGGACTTCTACCCTTTAGGAAGTCCGGACTATGAAAAATAAGGAGGAAAAACAAATGTCAACACAGATCACCACCAGCGCAAGGACCCGCTTTAGCTACGTACACGTCTTCAACAGGAAGACGAAGCCCAATGGAGAGCCCGGGAAATACTCGGTAACGCTTCTTATACCTAAGAACGATACAGAGACCTTAAGCCGCATTAAAGCGGCTATAGCGGAGGCTAAAGCTAACTATCTGGAACGCAACCCGGGCAAGAAGCTGCCGGAGCAGATCAAGACAGTAGTATATGACGGGGACGGCATACGCCCTAACGGGGAGGACTTCGGTCCGGAGTGCGCGGGGCATGTAGTTTTTACAGCTTCCAGCAGCCGCCAGCCCGCTATAGTAGATAAGAACCTTAACCCGATCATGGACCCGGAGGAGATCTACAGCGGCTGCTACGGTAAGGCTATAGTTAACTTCTACGTATATGATACGGAAGGCAACCGCGGCGTAAGCGCCTGGCTTAACGGTATTATGAAATGCGCAGAAGGCGAACCCTTAGGAGGATCCAGAGAACTGACCGCAGACGACTGGGCGCAGGGATCCGACTGGGTAAACGTAACAGACGAAGAGGCAGACCTTTGGAGCTAAATTTATGAAGACTTTAGCTATAGATATAGAGACCTATAGCAGCGTAGACCTTGCTAAAGCCGGCGTATATAAATACGCGGAGAGCCCAGACTTTGAGATCCTGCTTATAGCCTACCGCTTCAACGAAGAGCCCATAGAGCTTATGGACCTTACAGCGCAGGAGCCTATAACGGGAAAAGAAGCAGCCTTCTGGGCCGCCCTTACGGATCCGGAGATCCTTAAGACCGCTTTTAACGCCAACTTCGAGCGCACCTGCCTGGCGGCGTGGACCAACACGCCCATGCCGCCGGAGCAATGGAGCTGCACCGCGGTAATGGCCCGGCAGTTAGGGCTCCCGGCTTCACTTGAGGCCGTAGGCGCGGCTTTAGGCCTTCCGGAAGATAAGCAGAAGCTTAAGACCGGCAAAGCGCTTATAAGATATTTTTGTAAGCCCTGTCCGCCTACGAAGACCAACGGCGGCCGGACCCGGAACCTTCCGAAACATGATACCGCCAAATGGGAACTTTTTAAAACATATTGCAGGCAGGACGTAGAGGCGGAACAGGCTATAAGGGACAAGCTGCTGCCGGCAGCGGCGGTATTGATACCAGAGCAGGAGCAGCGGGTCTGGTGCATAGATCAGGCTATAAACGATAGAGGCGTAGGCCTTGACGTAGACCTCGCGCAGGCCGCCGTAGAGATAGACGCGGCAACGAAGGACCTTTTAAGGACAGAGCTTACACGGATCACCGGACTTACGAACCCTAACAGCAACGTCCAGCTTAAAGGCTGGATAGAAGAGACGGCAGGCCTTGAGGTAGAGAGCCTGGCTAAAGATAAGATACCGGACGTTAAGGAGCAGGCCGCGCACGACGGCGTTACACGGGCGCTTGAGCTTCGCGCCGGACTTGCTAAGTCTTCCGTAAGTAAGTATGACGCCATGCTCCGGACCGTATGCCGCGACCACAGGATCCGCGGGCTTACGCAATACTACGGAGCCAGCAGATCAGGACGCTGGGCCGGGAGGCTCGTACAGCTACAGAACCTTCCCAAAAACCGAATGGACGACGTGCTCCTTGACATAGCCCGGGAGACCGTAAAAGAGAAGGATATAGCCGGCCTGGAGCTTTTATACGCTAACACGCCGGACACGCTTAGCCAGCTTATACGGACGGCTTTTATACCGGCACCCGGCTGCACCTTTTACGTAAGCGATTTTTCCGCAATAGAGGCGCGGGTACTTGCCTGGATCGCAGGCGAAAAATGGCGCCTTGACGTATTCAACAGCGACGGAAAAATATACGAGAGATCCGCGGAACGTATGCTCCACCTTCCGGAAGGCACCGTAAAGAAGGGAGACCCCCGGAGGCAAAAGGGCAAAATCGCGGAGCTGGCGCTGGGCTACGGCGGATCCGTAGGAGCGCTTAAGGCTATGGGCGCCCTTAATATGGGTATAGCGGAAGACGAGCTGCAGGGCATAGTAGACAGTTGGAGAGCCGCTAACCCGGCTATAACGGCCTTCTGGTGGAGCATACACCGCGCAGTAATGGAGGCCATAGAAGACCGCCAGACCAGCAGGGTCCGCCGCATAGGAATAGCACCCTACGGAAACAATATTATAATCAGGCTTCCGAGCGGCCGCGCGCTGGTATATCAGCAAATGCGCCTCGTAAACGAAGGACGCAGCGAAAAGATCATATACATGGGCACTAACCAGACCACCGGAGCCTGGGGACCTATAGACACGTACGGGCCGAAGCTCGTAGAGAATATCATACAGGGAATAGCCCGGGACTGCTTAGCGGAGACCATGATCCGACTGGAAGCAGCCCACCTGCCTATAGTATTCCACGTACACGACGAAGTTATAGTAGAGACCCTTACCGATTTTACGAGCCCGGAGGAGATCGCGGAGATCATGGGCCAGCCCATAAGCTGGGCGCCGGGCTTACCGCTTAAGGCAGACGCCTACAGTTGCGAATATTATCGCAAGGAGTAACAAAAATGAAAAACGAAATAATTTACGACGGCCCGATCCGCTTAGCCACCGGCAGCAGCCGGAAATCAGTAAACTGGAAGACCCAGCAGCGGACCTGGGGCGAATTGATAAAGAAGTTAAAGACCACTAAGCGCACAGAAGAGACCTCGGCGGAATGGGCCGTCCTTCCGAAAGCCAAGCGCGACGAGATAAAAGACGTAGGCGGCTTCGTAGGAGGGACCCTTAAAGGCGGGAGGCGCAAGGCCGCAGACGTACAGGAGCGCAGCCTCCTGACCCTTGACCTTGACAACGTAACGCCCGCAGACGACCCCTGGGCCGCGGTATGCTTCGTTTTAGGCTGCGCCGCAGTTATGTATAGCACGCATAGCCACACGGAGGCAGCGCCGCGCCTGAGGCTTATTATACCACTTAAGCGCAGCGTTACGCCGGACGAGTACGTAGCTTTAGGGCATATAGTAGCCTCGGACATAGGCATAGACCTTATGGACGATACGACCTACGAGCCGGCGCGGCTCATGTACTGGCCTTCCACCAGTAAGGACGCGCCCTACGTATTCCAGGTCGCAGACGAGCCCTGGCTGGATCCGGACGCGCAGCTTGCCCGATACAAGAACTGGCAGGATCCTACAGAGTGGCCCGTAAGCAGCCGCCGAGCGGACCTAGTAGCCAGAGTAGCCAAAAAGCAGCAGGATCCTACCACGAAGGACGGTATTATAGGCGCCTTCTGCCGCGTATACGACGTAGAGACCGCAATAGAGCGCTTCCTTCCGGAGACTTACGTACCCTACCAGGACGGCCGCTATACATACACCGGCGGAAGCACGGTCGGCGGCCTGGTCATATATGAAGGCGGGAAGTTTGCATACAGCCACCACGGCACGGACCCGGCAGGCGGGGAGCTTTGTAATGCCTTTGACTTAGTAAGGCTTCACCTCTTCGCGGATCAGGACGAGACCGTAGCAGTAACGACGCCCACCGTCTCCCGGCCTTCCTTCCGCGCTATGAGGGAGCTGGCAGAAGGCGACGAGGACGTAAAAAAGGAGCTTCTACGCGCTTCCTTTGAGCAGATGGACGAGAACGCGGAGGCGATAGAAAAGGCACCGCAGGAGCCAACGTCGGACGACTGGCGCAAAAATCTGGCGCTTAACAAGATGGGCCGGCCGGAAGAGACCGTAGACAACGCCGTAATGATCCTTAAAAACGATCCGAGACTAAAAGGCGCCTACTTCTACGACGTCTTCCGGGACCGCGCTACCGTATGCGGGGACCTGCCCTGGATAAAGTTAAAGGATCGGAAGAGCACCCGCTGGGACGACGACGACGACGCAGGAGTGCGCTGGTACATAGAGAGGGTATACGGGATCCGCAATAAAGACCGCATTAAGGACGCCGTGGACTTATCCCTCCTGCAGCTGCAGCGGGACCCCGTAAAGGAATATTTAGACGGTCTTAAGTGGGACGGGAAGAAACGAGCAGACAGCCTTTTTATAGACTACCTCGACGCGGAGGACACACCCTACACACGAGCGGTTACACGTAAGGCGCTTATAGGAGCAGTAGCCCGCGTCTTCCAGCCCGGATGTCAGCACGACAGCGTTATAGTCCTCGTAGGCCCGCAGGGCTGCAGGAAGAGCACTACGATCGCTAAGCTTGCCGGGGAATACTTCTCAGACAGCCTTTACACATTCTCCGGGAAGGAGGCAGCGGAGCAGATACAGGGCTACTGGCTTATAGAACTATCGGAGATGGCACCGGCGCGCAAGGTGGAGCTGGAGACCATGAAGGCATTTATAACGAAGCGGGCCGACAGCTACAGAGCCGCATACGCGAGACGTAAGCAGGAGCACCCGCGCCGTTGCGCCTTCTTCGGGACCAGTAACGAGCAGGCCGTACTTAAAGACGACGAAAACCGCCGCTTCTGGCCGGTGAAGGTAACAGAAAAAGGAGCGGTCCTCGGAGAGAAGCTTACTAAAGATATAGTAGATCAGATCTGGGCGGAGATCGTAGCAGCGTACAAAGCCGGGGAGAAGTGGCATCTCGAGCGGAAGATGGAGAAGGCGGCCAGAGACGAGCAGGCGAAATTCACGCAGGAACACCCGTGGGAGGACGCTATAAAGAACTTCCTGGAGGAGCCGGTTCCGGAGGACTGGAACGACCGGAACGCAGAAGACCGGGCGACCTTCCTTAACTTTGGAGGAGAGGCAAAGGCTAAGCGTGACAGGGTATGTGCCAGGGAGATCTGGGCGGAGTGCCTTAAGGGCAGGGCTAAGGATATGAAGAAGGCGGACGTCGTAGAGATCAATAAGATCATAAGCAAGATACCCGGATGGAAGTATACGAGCACGGTAAGACTCGGCGCACCGTATGGAACCGGTAAAGGCTTTAAACGGTCAGAGCACGAAGCGGCAAAAGCGGAAGAAGGTTTACATGGTTTACAAAATTAGGGGGTATGGTTTACATCGAAAATACATATATATATGCGTTAAAAACGCTGTTGTATACCATGTATACCATGTAAACCATAAAAATAAAAATATGTAAAATATATAAATACATAATTATAACACATATATGTGCACATGTATATGCGCGCGTATATAGAAATATGGTTTACATGGTTTACAAATAGCCTTCGAGCGCGTTAAAAGAGCATATATATATACGTTTTTCCTTGTAAACCATCGAGGTAAAAGAAGGTTTACAAAATCAGGGAGGTAAAAAGTGACAGAGAAGCAGCTGGAAGGTATGTGCCGGGAGTACGCGCAGGCCTCAGGAGGACGGCTTTACAAGTGGGCGAGCCCCGGCACCGCCGGAGTGCCGGACCGGATCCTCCTTATGCCGGGCGGGCGTATAGCCTTCGTAGAGTTTAAGCGTCCGGACGGCCGCGGCAGGGTGAGCCCTCTGCAGGCAAGACGCCTGGAGGAGCTTAACAGATTAGGCTTTAAGGCCGTAGTAATAAACAGATACTTAAGTTTTATGGACTTAGTAGAGGAGCTGAAAAGTGAAGTTTGAAGCTATGAGCTATCAGCAGTACTGCATAAATAAGATCATGGATCAGCCGGAGATCGGGCTTTTCCTGGATATGGGCATGGGCAAGACCGTAATAACCCTTACGGCAATAGAGCAGCTTTTATATGACTGTTTCGAGGTCGGCAAGGTCTTAGTTATAGCCCCGCTTAGGCCGGCAGCACAGACCTGGCCGGAGGAGATCCGGAAATGGGACCACCTGCAGAACCTTAGGGCCGTTACTGTTTTAGGCTCCGTAAAAATGCGACAGTCCGCGCTTGAGGCGGCAGCGGATATTTTTATCATAAACCGCGATAACGTGTCCTGGCTGGTGAACCACTATCAGGGGAAGCGCTGGCCCTTTGATACGATCATTATAGACGAGCTAAGCAGCTTTAAGGCAGCCAATACGCGGCGCTTTAAAGCACTCCGGAGCATAAGGCCTTACGTTAATAGGATCATAGGCCTTACAGGAACGCCGGCGCCTAACGGCCTGCTGGACCTTTGGCCGCAGCTATATCTTTTAGACCAGGGGAGGAGCTTAGGCAGGACCTTAACGGGTTATAGGGATCAGTATTTTTTACCGGATAAGCGCAACGCACAGATCATATACAGCTGGAAGCCGCGGCCCTTCGCGGAAGATATGATCTACGAGCTTATAGCCGATACTTGTATAAGCATGAAGAGCCAGGATTTTTTAACACTTCCGGAGCGCTTGAAGATAACCCACAAGATCCAGCTGCCGGGAGAAGCCCGGGAGGCCTACGACCGCCTGGAGCGCGATTTATTCCTGGATCTGGACGCGGGATCCGTAGACGCGCTTAACGCCGGCGTCCTTGTAAACAAGCTTATGCAGGTAACAGGCGGCAGCGTGTACGATACCGAGGGCGAAGCGAGAGAAGTACACAGCGCGAAGCTTGAGGCGCTTGACGACCTTATAGAAGCCGCAAACGGCCAGCCGGTACTTGTGTTTTACGCCTTTAGGCACGAGTTAAGCAGGATCCTAAGCAGATATTCGGAAGCCCGGGATATACGCGAGAAGGGCGCTATAGAAGCCTGGAACGCCGGGCAGGTGCCGATCTTAGTAGCGCACCCGGCAAGCGCCGGGCACGGACTTAACCTGCAGGCCGGCGGTCATATAGTGATCTGGTACGGCCTTACGACGAGCTTAGAGCTTTACCAACAGGCTAATAAGCGGCTGCACCGGATGGGCCAGCGGGAGACCGTTCTTATACATCACCTAGTCGCGGAGAAGACCATAGACGAGAAGGTCTTAGGCTTTATCTTAGAGCAGAAGACGCAGCGGCAGGACGCGCTTATAGAGGCTGTAAAAGCCAGGATGGGGGAGGTGCTTTAATGGATCTTTACGAGGGGAGGAGACTTACATACAGGATCCGGAGGATCCAGGACCATATAGACGTACTGCGGGCTAAGGCGGAGTTTACCGCGCCTAAGTTATCACATACGGCCGGCTGCGGAGGCTTCCGCTTCGATAGCAAGATAGAGAACTATATGGCGGAGATTGACGAGCTCGAGAACCAAAAGACGCAGCTTATAGCGGAGCGCGCTGCCATACGGACGCAGCTCCTGCAGGAGATCAACGTAAGGGCCAGTAGCGAGCAGCAGGCGTTAGTATTATATTTGTACTTTGTAGAAGAGCGTAGCAACCGGAAGATCGCCGCAAGCCTGGGCGTATCAGTAAGGCATATAATGCGAATAAAACAAGATATAGTATAAAGCTTGACATGTCACCCCTATATGTGGTAAAATGCTATTGTCGATAAGTATAAAGAGGTCGCCGGAAGGCGGCTTTTTTCGTGCGCAAGGAGGGTGTATGCGCTTAGAAAACAGGACTTTAACGGATATAATCCCGTACCGACGGAACCCGCGGAAGAACGACGCCGCCGTAGCAGCGGTCCGCGAGAGCATACGGCAGTGCGGATATATAGCGCCGATCATCGTAGACGAGGAAGGCGTAGTA